AACTGGTGATCTAACCGTGAGTGGTGATCTTTCGCTTGAAACAGGAATAGGTAGCAAATTACTTATTTACGAGTCCGGCACTACAAAATCAGGGTTTGGGATAGACTATGCCGGTGGTAATAGTTTTGATATGTTCGCGCATGGTGCAGGGTCAGCAGGGTATTTATCATTCGGGCAGTTAGCGACTAATGGGACTACGTATACAAAATGGATGGAATTGAATGCGCTTGGTAATGCTTGGTTTGTTGGCGAAGTATCTGGAGCGACAATAACAGACCGTTCCCCGGAATTTCCAGGCACTCTAAAAGACGCTGCCGATGCAGTGTTAGCGGTTAAGTCAATAGATGGGCATATCGACCACTCAACGCTAGATGCTGCCTGGATCATTGTGGGTGTCACTTCTTATTTTTTCGACGTTGGTATAAATGGGGCAACGGTGGAAACGGTGGAGGGTAAGTATTCACCGGAGATCATAGACGTTACTGCGGTTATTCCAACGGTTGAATACTCTATTACGGATGCTCTTGAGGATTCATTCAAAACTGTTAATAAGATGGTTGATGAGTCTTACCAAGCCGAAGAAATATACAGTGTTACCAAAATGGTAATGCTTCCAATCAGTAAAGAGGTTTCTGATCCATTAGATACGATGTTGCCTATCATGAAAACTGCTGAATTAGAACCAGTAGGGCAGATAATCTCAGCAACAAGGATAGTAACCAAGGTTCGTAAGGTGCCCATTATTTCAAGTATCAAGCAACTCCCGCCACAACTCACCAAGGCTGGAACTATTGTCTCCCCAACTGAAATAGTCTATGTAACTGAGACTATCAAGGATGGGAAGAAACTTAAATCTGGTATTCAATTTACAGACGGTAAATTCATTAAACCTGCCAAGATTGAAAAGATTGGAACCAAGGATGCTCGGCTGATTCGATTGGCTAAGAAACACAACGTTAAGGTTGAAGATATTAAAATCGTAGATCGCACCGTAGTCAACCAGGAAGATAGGCGTGATTTAGGGATGATGATTAGTATGCATAATAAGGCTCTGCAATACGTAATAGGGCGCAGCAGTATGAGTGAGAACGATATTACCTTAGTTAATCAATTACTATCTACAATGCAAGATGATATAGCAAATATTATGGAGCGGATGGATACTATGGAATCTAGGTAGAATAATGAAGCAGCAAATAGAGAAAATTATAGTTTTCGTGTTTTTTGTTTTAATCTGATTAACCTTGTCGAAGATAATTTTTTCATAAGGATAATATATGTCGAATGAACAATGTGGGGATTGCCCATTGGGGAACGGGAATAAGCATTCAAATTGGGCTACATTTAAGCAAAAGATTGAAATGGAAGTCAAACATCAAGCAGAAGAGGATAAGGAAATGAAAGCCGATATCAAGTCTATTAAACGTTTTATGATTACTTTGATTATTGTTGCTGCTGCGTATGGTGGTCATGACTTATTAAAGTTTCTTCTTGGATGGGCTTAAATTGTTCTACGTGGAACAGGAGGTTTATTATGTCAAGACGTAGTTCGTATTTTTATGATGACGAAACGCATATTGATTCTCCGCATGAAGAAAAGAAATATGATGATGACGATGATATATATTACGACGAAATCGATGATAACGAAATAGATGATCCGTTCGTTACTGCTGGTGATGAACCGCTTAATTCAAGAGAGGATTAATGGGAAACGTATTTGGAATATCAGAAGAAGAAGTTTTGGAATTTGACGCATACGTTATAGCAGAATCTAAAAAAAGACGTGTGCGTCCTATCTGTATTAAATATGCATTTCAAATTACGCATCTTGCTAATCAAATAGGAACACCAGAAAAATTAAAGAATATGTCCATTGTTACAGATATTCTTAAGATAGGGTATCTTGGCGCCAGGATGTGTTTGAAGGATGCGGAGCGAGCAGCAGATTTATCAGAAGGAAGCATCTATAAATATTTTGGCGATAAGGATAATTCAGCCTGTCAAAAACTGCGTGAAGGCTGGAATGCGGTACAAACTGCCGGAAAGGTTTTATTGCAAACTCATGCGCGTGAAGGTGCGTTGAAAGATAATACCGGGAAAATGGCATTAGAATTATTGAAGTCACAGTTTCCGCATGAATATGGAAAACAGGTATTGGAAACGACTTCAAATGTTCAGATACAACATCAACATATACTTGAGTTGTCAGAAAAGCAACTTGATTTAAGAATAAAACAGCTGTTGGAAAAAACAGGAAATATACTAGAGTTAAAACCTAATGAAAACGGAACTTTCGAGCATCCAGAAGTTGAACGAACCTAATAAAAGGGAGTTGGGACTACTCCTGGAAGAGAAGAGCAAGAGAAAGAAAGAGAAAAAATGGGATAAGTTTGTTCTCCATAAATGGCAAACAGAAGTATTAGAAAAGACAAATGATCCATATATTAAAGAGTTGATGGTTTGTAAAGGTAATAGGGTTGGCGGAACAACTATTGCTGCATTTTTTGTTTTTGTTTGGGCTACCGGGCTTTATGACCAGTTGGCATTTGACTGGGTAGGCCAAAGACTTGAAGAACCCATGAGATTAATGATAGTAGGTTATGACGCTGCTCAACTTCGTGGAGGTTTACAGAGAGTACTTTTCGGTGAAGGAAAACCCTGGGGAGTTGGTAAGGAAGATGATGTTTGGCCTATTTTCTCACGAGAAATTTGCGAAGAATCAGAGTTCGCAATGTCAAGCGATAATAGAGGTTGTATGGATTATGTAAGAATCCCTAATTATTATGGGGGATTTTCTACTATATATTTCAAAACTCAATCACAAGATTTTGGTAATATCATGGGAGATATATATCATATTATTACGTTTGATGAATTTCCATGGAATGAATTATTAGTATCACAATTAAGACCTCGTATATTTGATAGCAAAGGATTTATATTTTTTAATGGTACTCCTGAGAAACGCGATGGCCATCCACCATCCCAAAAATTATTACGAAGATTTATGTTTGATAAACCTAAAGACCCAGCAGGACATGAATTAACTTATTTAAGAAAAATATCAATGTATGAAGCAGAACACTTAACAAAGGAAAGCGTCGATAACTACAAGGCTTCTCTTGAAGAATGGGAAATACCTTACCGGATATATGGAAATCCGGTCTACGGAGATCAATTAGTTTTCAAATATGCAATAGATCATGAAGATAATGTGGCAATAGATTATGAACATCTTCCTGAATTTGCTGATTGTAAACATATTTGCGGTTTGGATTGGGGCATGTCTGATTGGGGCGCCATAATTTGGGTTATGATAGATCATCTTGGAAATTATTATGTTTGGAATGCCAAGCGAATAAGGGACCTTGATCCTATTACAGTTGCAGCAGCAATTAGAGTAGTCGATAATCAAGTAGGATTCTCGATCCCTGTTGTTTGTGGTAGAGATGTAGGAATAAAACTGCCAGGAAAAGGCAAGCCTCTCTCTATTAGAGAAATGATGAGAGATGAAAAAGTTAATATGTACCCAAAAGCGGCGTATAATGCATTTACAAAAGGTGATTCCAATATTGTATTAACAGGGCTATTATATCTTTGTCACTTAATGAAGCAAGGAAAGTTGAAAATTAGCAAATCCCCAATGATGTACCAATTGTGGGAAGAAGTGCGAACATGTTATCTGAAAAATGGTGATGTAGCGAAGCGCAGTGAAAGCCGTTTTGATTCAATAGAAGCCCTGAGATATGCTGTAATAATGGGAAGATTCGCTCTCCATTCAATAAATTCTAATATGTCAACAGGGCAAAGATTTGCAAAAACAAGTTACTCGATATACAATAAGAGGTGAAAAATGTCTTTTTTATCAAATATGTTCGGGATGTCACAGCCAGAAGTTGCACCGATTAAGCCTTTGCCTGCTGCACCTGACCTTACTAATGAGAAAATGAAACGTGGAGCTCTTGGTACAGGACATACAGGAAATATATTTACAACTTTGTTGTCTTCTGAGAATAGCAATACGAAAACAACGTTACTCGGTGATTAATAATGACGGCTAAAGAGTGGGTAAAATTTTACAATGAACTTAAAGCCGAGCGTGGTAATTGGGAAACGCGCTGGAATGAGGTTGCCGAGTATTGTGCGCCAACCTACGCTGATATGAACTCAACATTTGCTGAAGGACAGGAGAAGACAAATCGTCAAAAGCAATGTGATCCAATCGGTATCAAATGCGTTAATCTTCTAGCAAAAACTATTCACTCAATGGTTTGTCCCCCTGGTGTAAAATGGGTAGATTTTGTAGAAGACGATTTGAAAAATCCATCACTTGAATCTAAAGAATGGATTCAATCACAAGGCAATAAAGTACAGTGGAATTTTGATATAAGTAATTTCCACAAAGAGTTTTCTACATTCGCTAAAATACTGGTCTGGCAGGGAACGCCAGTCATGTTCTTTGAAAATACGTTTAATGAACAGTTAGGCCGGAAGGTATTTCAATTTACCACGTTACACCCCAAAGAGGGATTTATTGGGGAAATGCGGAATGGAAGAGTAATAAAGTTTATTCGATTATACAAATTGCCAGTCGGGAGAATATTACAAGATTGGCCTGATATGCCTACTGAAATAAAAGAAGAGTTAACGACAGAACTATCAAAATCTCCAACAAGCGAGAGGGAGATTCTTAATTGTGTTTATGAAAAGAAAAATGAAAAATCTAAATTCCCAATTATTTCAAAAGATATTCTTCTTCATAAAAATGCATTTTTGAGTGAAGAAGATACAGGATATTATACATTTCCATATATTACGTTGCGGTGGGAATCTATTCCTGGAGAGAAATACGGGAACAGTCCGGCCTTGGATGCAATCGGTCATATCAAATCGTTGAATCAGGCGGCTGCTATTGCACTTGATAATTATGATAAGAGTTTGAATCCTCCTACTATGGTCACAAAAGGAAGTATGGAATCTGGCTTAAATATTTCCAGTGGTGCAATAAATCTAATTGATGATGTTAATGATATAAAAGTATTAATCGACCAAGGGCGCTGGGATGTTGCGGAGAGCCTTATTAGAAGAATGTCTTCGCAAACAGAACAGATGTTCTTCATAGACCAGATTCAACTACCACCAATGGAAGGGACTCCGCATACGGCATTTGAAATACAAAAACGTATAGAGTTCCAAATGCGCATTCTTGGCCCAATGTTCGGGAGTCACAACTTTGAGTTTCTTGATCCATTAATCGAACGTTCTATTGATTTATTGTTACGAGACGATCAGTTTGATCCAATACCGGATCAAATACAAGATGGTGGATTCAAACCTAAATATATAGGGCCTCTTTCTAAGGCTCAGAAGATTTCTGAAGCGTCATCATTGCAGGAGTATTTGACTGTTTATTTTTCGATCATCTCAAATGCTCCACAAGTAGTACAAACTAATCCTGAATTATCTGTAATGCACAATTGGAAAAAAATATTTGATATTATGGCTGATGCGCGAAGCGTGCCATTAACTATATTCAATGATGAAAAACGAATCACAGAAGAAACAGAAAAACTTAAACAAATGCAGCAAGCCCAAGCCGAAGCGGAGATGGCAAAACAGGGCGCATCTGCATATAAAGATATCCAATCAGGAGCACAAATGGAGCGTGGACAATGAAAGAAAAAGAGAAAGATTTAAGTTATTTGATTTTCCACACAGAGAACGGGCAAAAAGTTCTTGAAGATTTAACAAGGCATTTTGCACCTAAATTTAACCAAGTTGATCCAGTTCAAACGCATGTATCAGTAGCGCAGAGTGAAGTTGTGAAATATATAAGAAATAATTTAAGCATGGCTCTTAATAGTGCAAACAAAATAAATAAATAGGTGAAATTATGGCAGACGTATTGTTACCAGATGATCCGACTGTACCAGTCGATCCAATTACTCCAGTTGATCCGGTCGCTCCAGTAGACCCAGTTACTCCGGCTGATCCGGCCGCTCAGGCAAATTGGTACGATCAATACAAAGAGCATCCTGTATTGAAGGACAGTATTAAAACATTGGATCGATACAAGACTGTTGATGATGCGCTTATCGATCTGAATCAAAAAAATAAAACATTAAGTGGAAAACTTGTTGATATCCCGGCTGAAGGCGCCGATACAGAAACAGTTGGAAAATTCTTAAATGATGTGCGGAGTAAACTGCCGGAACAATATAAGGTTCCAGAGACAGCCGACGGATACAATCTGTCTGCTACTATTCCAGGAGAAAACGGAGAAGGAGAAATTCCAATTCCGGTAAATGATTCTTCGTTAAAGGAAATACAAATCGCGTGTCATAAATGTAATATAGACAATGAAACCTTTAACAATCTTGTTAAAGAAGTCTTTAGTGCCCAGGCTAATGCACCAGCACGGGCAACGCAACAAATAAAAGATTGGTTGGTTACTGAATCTAAGGTAAATAACAACACGCCTAGTTATGACGAATTTAAGAATACGGTTAATAGTGAATACAAAACGTGGCCGGACGAATTACGAGATGCAGCAAAAGATATTCCGAATGAGACTCTTGCAAGAGTTATACATCATTACGCTAAACAAAATGGGGAATATAAATTCCCGGATAATACAAATAGCACATCGACCAAGAAAACATTGTTAGAAATCAATGATGAAATCTCAGTGTTAATGCGCGATCCAGATTACATAAGAGAATCTCAAATGTGCAAAGGCACAAAGTGGGATAAACATGCAGCTCTTGTAGAAGAGCGCAAAAAAATGCAAAGAGGAGAAAAGTAATGTCGAAGGAACCTGTGGTAACGAAGGAACCTGTGGTAACGAAGGAACCTGTGGATGTTTCAAAGTATGTAAAAGAAATTGAACTTGCGGCTAAAGGACAAGGGGCAGGAATGGACATGATGTCCTCAAGGAATAAACCGTTTTATCGCCTTATGGCATGTGGAGTTATGGCGATAATAGATACATTGAAAAAGTAATGTTATACTGCATTAAACGGTATAAGCAACCGCCTGAACGTTGACCATTAATTTGTCCTCAACGATCAACAGATGCTTACCAAGTCCTCGCTTCAGCGACCTTGGGGATGGATGTAGAATCATCCCTCTACTCAAGAGATTTGAGTAGGATCGGCCACTATATTTAGTGTCCCCTTTCCGAACTAAGTTTTATTTAATAATTAAAACTAACTCTGAAAGGAATAAAACAATGGCTGTTACTGGGTCTTCAATTCAAGCTTATGGTGGTGATGCGCCTAATATCACCGGAATAGAGCAATATATAGATCAAATTGTCCATGCCGTACAGCAAATGGACATGAAGATATGGAACTTGATTCCTACCAAATCATTACCGATTGGCACCCGTACTCTATGGATACCAAAGATGGACGCCCTAGATGGTACTAATGGGTATCAAGATACAATGACAAGCGGTTTAGTGACTGGCAGCATGGATGATGCTGGTGCCGATATCAACGAATTTAGTTCTTCCACTGATCGATTTGGATTCACTAAAAACATGACGTTGTCAAATGTTAAACGTCAATTGTCTGGTACAAAATACGATGTTACTCCGTTCATTCCAGAAGATGATTTGTTATCTACTGGATGGATTGATGTAATGCAAAACACAAAGATAGAGTGTGATTACCGTTGGAATCGTTACCGGGATAGCGTGTTGTTGGCAGCATTGCAAGCCGCTTCCGTGTATGAGGGTACTGACGATACCACAACTGGCGCCTTTCCTACCGCTACCGTAGCATTTGCTGATGGTGGAGGAAAAATAGTCGGTGGGGCTTCCACCACTCCAGATCGATCAGTTCTTGAAGAAATCCTCTACCAATTCAAAATAAGTGAGGTCGATATTGAAGTTGAGAAACCAATCATTCTTTGCAATCCTTTGTTTGCAAAATATTTACGCGCCCAAGAAGAACTTATCAGTAGAGATTATACATCTCATGATAATGTAGATTCTCGAACAATCCATGAAGCAGGTGGTTTCAGAATCATCGAATCCAACCTCATCACTGCTACTGATGGATACCACAATAACGTTGCCTTTATGCCGTCTGCTATGAAAACGGCTGAATGGGGAGCAATGCGTGTTAAGGAAAGTTATCGTGCTGATCGAAGAGATGGGTTACAGATTGCAATGAAGTACGAATCTGGCGCCGTCCGTGTTGAGGACAAAAAAGTTATCTGGGTAAGAACAAAGGATTCTTCGCTATAATTCGAAATGAAATGAAAGGAAAATAACATGAAGAGATTCATGATTCTACTTACTGCGATAGTTTTATGCTTGCCATGTTTTGCAGGTCTTGAAGATACCGTAGGACATGCTGCGTGGACAGAAGGAGAAATGAAGACAGCCATTGCAACGTTCGGCGTTGGAACTGCGACTAATTCATATACTGATTGGTTGACGATTCCGGTAAATTCAACGTTTGCGACTGTGCAAATCCTGGATTCAACTAGTTCATCTACTACGTATTACACAAATGGTGCGCCAATAGCCGATACGGCCAGATTTGCAGGTGCTATTACAAATGCCAGTTTTGTTGTAGAAATGGTGAACTTAACTGTTGCGTCGGCAACTCCGCCTATTACGAGGGGTACAGTTCCGGTTTTTGATTTAGTCAAATCAGCATCTGCTACGGCTGGAGATACAATAGGTACATCTTTTATAGGATGGAATACTTATGCTACTCCAGCAGTTCCGATTCTTGCAAGGAAGGGACTTTACAATATCCCGGTGCATGGTGCGCTTAATATGCGTATTCACTTCACGCGAGGCGGAGCAACAACGGCGGCAACATTCCATTGGGTGTATGTTCGATTCAATCATAGGTACTAAATCATGACTGTAGTTGCAGACAAACTCTTATATTTCGTTAATCCTGTTCTGTTAGAACTCGGACATAAGGCGTTAAGTACTCTTTCTACTACATCTACAAATAAAATAGAAAGAATGTGCGCCCTTACTTTGGATGGCATAATCCACGAAGTATTAATGGATGAGCCATGGGTATGCGTATCAAAGCGCGATACGTCTTTAACGAGTGCTACTGGTATAACGAGTGATGAGTTTGACTATGTTTACAGTCTACCAACAGATTTCAAAAGGATTATCGGGGAGCCGTTGTACAGCGGTTCCCCGAAACATCCCTCTAGTGGTCCGTTAAAAGATTGGCGCATTCGTGGAGATTATTTAGAGTGCGCTTTTATTGGACCTGATTTGCTTTATGTTTACAAACCTATCGATTCTGAATTGGAGGATACAGATAC